CCTCTGTGTTGCGCCTACGCGCTTTGCTTCGTGTTCATCGGTGACATTGCGGCCGTCGAAGTATCCGAACGGGAAACGCACGCCGGATTCCTTCAACGCCCACAGGTGGTACTGATTCGCGGTGTCGGTCAACCGTGACTCGGCAGGGTAAAGCTCGACTGCTTCGTGCTCAGGACCGAGGATGGCGTTCTTGATCGCTTGGAACTCGCGCCAGTCGTGGATCGGCCCCTTGTCCCTGCGCTTGATCGACAGATGCGTCATTGCCGGCCACGAGCCGGCGGCTTCGATGTCGGCATTGCGCACGTTCACCTGATACGTCTCATTGGTATAGACAACGGTGGTCAAGTTCATCTGCACAAGCTCTGTAGCAACTTCGCGTGTGCACTTCATGCGGCGCATAGTTGCGTCCACATCAAACGCTTCAGGTGGCAGAACATCGATGTCGAATTTCATGGCTTTCTCAGTTTTACGGGCAGCTTGCCAACAGGCAAAACGCATATCGTCAACGTCCGGCGCGTGACTCATTGGTGCACATCCTCTCTGCATGCGGCATCGATGACGTGGCATCCTTCGCCGTCCGGGAAGTAATCGCCGATCACGGCGACGCGTGCCCATTCGCACGCGCACACATCGTCGGCATTCGCCGCGAGATAGTCGGCCAGTGTGATCGGCTCGCCCTCGCCAACGACGAACCGGCGCCTATCGCCGCTGTCGATGCCTTTCTTTGCCGCCCCGTCTCGGCGAGTCATGGCTGCACCCGACGAATGAACGTGCGGCGCTCCGGGCCGGTGTACTTGGCCTTTTCGTCGGCTTGCCACGCCTTGCGGTCGGCGGGTTCGACGATCATGTGTGCGGTCTTCGCAACATCATCCAGTGTGTTGTGCAAAACGAGGGCGGCGGTATCCCGGCGCCATCCCTTCGCCATCGAAGACAGTCGATTGAACTGTTCTTCGGTCAGGGTGTAGCAGACTTGCATTTTTCTCTCTCCATCGGTGTTGATTCGATGGAGAGATAATATCAAGTCTTTCGCAAGTCGTCAACCCCCTTTTGGGGGACGTGTGAAAAATTCACACCACGAACTCACCCTTGGCGATGCGCTGGCGCTGGTCGGCCACCATGAACGCCAGACCTGACCGTAGGTAGCCCGGAAATGCGTAGTCGAAGATGGTGGCGATGCTCTTTGCGCAGTCGACTACCGTCTTCAATGCAAGACGATGCCATCCGCGTCGGTTGGTCTCATGGAGAGCTTCGTCAAGCACAAGTTCGGCCAGCATGGCGTACATCGCTCGCCGTTCAACGCTCGTTCGGCCATCCAGTTGCGCGGCTTGCATGAACTCTTCGACCGGCTTCCACACTGCCTTTTCCGACACGGCCTTGGACACGAGTGTGATGCCGAACGAGTCATCTCCGGACACACGTTTGTTCAATTCCTTGTGCACGCACTCCGTCCACATCTGCAAGTCACGGTCATGCAACTTGCGGTCGCTGATGCTCATGCGCAGTGCAAGCTGGTCGAGCAACTGTTGCGCGGCCTTGCGGTCCAGCTTTTCGACGTGCTCAAGCAACGTATCGAAGCCGAGTGGTGCACGACGTTCGGTGTCGTCATTCTGCGCGTGCGCGCGATCTGCGTGTGCGTGTACGCGCGCGATCTGCGTACGCACGTGCGCCCCATGCGCCCCCACACGTGCGCTAACACCCCCCCTACTGTGTAGGGGTGTTTTGTTGTTTTGGGGTTGATGTTGTGTTTGTTGTGTTTGTGCAATGCGACGAGTCACGCCTTCGTTCGCTTCGCTCACTTCGTCGGAAGTCGAGCGACGCCGTTCGCTTCGCTCACTTGCGAATCGCTCGCCTTGGGGATTCACTTCGTTCATTTGAATACAGCCGTTTTAAGGCCCCTAGACAGATTCTAGCTACCTTGCCATGTCCGGGGCCTAGATCGTTCGATCACGGCCCCTTTAATGCGCTTCTAGCGCCCTTTTCGTTCGACGGTCTGGCTCGATCTTCGGCTTCGGTCCCGGTTTGCCTGATGCTCCGAAGGTTCCTTCGATGTTTTCGACGTTGAACTCCATGCCATTCGCTCGTGCCCATGTCTGCGCTTCCCGAACAGGCACGAAGACTCGCGGCTTCAGTGATTCCGGGTTTTCGATCAAGACCGGCAACTTGCCTTTCTTTCCGCCGATGCCATGTCGCCATGAATACAGCGTCATCTTCGACACATTGAAGGCTCGTGCTGCTTGGTCCAGTGTGAGTCTTGCGGGCATGGTTGCTCCGGTTCTAGGGTGAGTAAATGGCAAGACTATATCAAGTTTCAGGGTAGAGTGTTGCGTTTTCGGCGTGTATAGCTCACCCATGCACAAGCTACGTGTAGGGCCAGTGCTTCACTTTTTGCAGGACTAGAGGAACAGATGACACAACGACGCAGTGCCAGACCCATCGATTACGAAACGTTCGTGGAGCGCAAGCTCAAACTGCACACGCCGACGGGGATCACAGACTTCGTACTTCCGCCGGGGTTGTTCCCACATCAGGAGGCTCTTGCCTCATGGGCGCTTCGGCGTGGCCGGGCTGCGGTGTTCGCAAGCACTGGGCTGGGCAAAAGCCGGATAGAGATTACATGGGCCGATGTTGTCTCTAGACACTGCAATCGTCCCGTACTCATGCTGACCCCTCTAGCGGTTGCACAGCAGATGGTTGCGGAAGGGGTGGCGTTGGGCATCACGGTGACTTCATGTCGGGAAGAGAAAGACATCCGACCCGGTGTGAACGTCACAAACTATGAGCGGCTACACAAGTTCGATCCGACTCAGTTCGCGGGTGTGGTGCCGGATGAGTCCAGTTGCATCAAACACCACGACTCCAAGACATCACAACAAATGATCGACACGTTTCGATCAACCGAGTTCAAGCTCTTTTGTACAGCCACACCGGCGCCGAACGACTGGGTTGAATTCGGTACACACGCCGAAGCGCTGGGGGTGTGCAGTCGGGTGGAAATGCTGTCCGAATTCTTCGTACACGACGGCGGTGAGACTTCAGTGTGGCATCTCAAAGGTCACGCGAAGCGTGCATTCTGGAAGTGGGTATCAGAGTGGGGCGCGCTGCTGAGGAGTCCCGCCGATCTAGGCTTCGACGGCTCGATGTATGTGCTGCCCAAGCTGACGGTGATCGACCATCTCATCAAAGGTGACAGGAAACCGGCAGACGGTTCATTCTTCACCGACCCAGCACGCTCGCTGATGGAACGTAGGGCGGCGCGAAAGGAAAGCACCGATGACCGCGTGGCGCAATGCGCCAACATCGTCAATGCAGAGGACCACGAGCCGTGGGTAGTGTGGTGCGACCTGAACGCCGAATCTGACGCGCTGACTCGTTCGATTCCCGGTGCAATCGAAGTGCGTGGTTCGATGGACATCGACGACAAGGAAGAACGTGTGGCAGCGTTTGCATCCGGCAAAGCTCGTGTATTGGTTACGAAGCCGTCGATCTGCGGCTGGGGTGTGAACTGGCAGCATTGCGCCAGACAAGCATTCGTCGGTGTCACTGACAGCTATGAAGCGCAGTATCAAGCCGTGCGACGTTCATGGCGATTCGGCCAGAAGAGACCTGTGTTCGTGCATCGATTCTTCTCCGACGCCGAGACAGAAGTCATTGACAACCTGCGCCGAAAAGAAACTGACGCTGATGCCATGTCAGAAGCACTCTCTGCCGAAACCCGAGCAATCGTTATGGGCGAAGTTCTGGGCATGCACGGGCAGACCAACAAGCATGACGCCAGTCAACCAGTCGTGATTCCTTCCTTCATCTGAGACAAATCAATGAACTGCATCGATCAAGTCATCACTGACAAGTACGCCCTCTACCACGGGGACTGTGTAGAAGTGCTGCGGGGACTTCCTGACAAGTCAATCGGATATTCGATCTTCAGTCCACCGTTCTCCAGTCTCTACACGTACAGCAATAGCCAGCGAGACATGGGCAACGTGCGCAACGATGAAGAGTTCTTTGAGCATTTCGATTTTCTGGTGCAGCAACTGGCACGAGTCATGCGGCCTAGCCGCAGCGTCAGCTTTCATTGCATGTTGATTCCCATGAGCAAGGAACGCGACGGAACCATCGGGCTCAAAAACTTTCGTGACGACATGATCCGTTCATTCAAGCGGCGCGGATTCATTCACCATTCCGAAGTGGTGATATGGAAAGATCCGGTGACGCAGATGCAGCGCACCAAAGCACTGGGACTGCTGCACAAGACGATCCGCAACAACGCGGCAATGGTCCGCCAAGGTATCCCGGACTACCTCATCACGATGCGCACTCCGGGCGATCCTGATGTAAAGATCGAAAACAAAACCGAAGACTTCCCGGTGTCGGAGTGGCAAAAGATCGCCAGTCCGGTCTGGATGGACATCAACCCATCGGACACGCTGCAATACCGATCCGCCCGTGAACATGACGACGAGCGACACATTGCTCCTTTGCAGCTAGAAGTCATCAGACGTGGAGTCAAGCTGTGGAGTGCCCCCGGAGACACAGTTCTGACTCCGTTCATGGGCATAGGGAGCGAGTGCTACGTAGCACTCGAAGAGGGTAGAAAAACTGTCGGAGTGGAGTTGAAAGAAAGCTACTTTCAGCAAGCCGTGAAGAACATTCAGCAACTGGAAAAGCAGCAATCCCAAGCCCTCATCTGAACAAACCATGAACTTCAATGAGGATCGACTAGACGGCACAGTACAAGACAACGTTTTGTGTGTGCTGTGCTTCGATGAGAAGTGGGCAAAGGTGGCCCGTGGCGCACTGACGGTACGCCACTTCGAGAACTCGGTGCTTCGGGAGATTGCCGGCATCGCCATCGACTATCTGGACAAGTTCGGTGTGCCGGTGGGTGACCATCTTCCGGACTACCTTGAAGACATTCTGAAAGGGGACGACACACGCAAGGCGAACAGTTATCGCAACGTGGTGACGGAGTTGATGGCCGCACACGAGTCGAAGTCGATCAATGGCGAATTCGTGGTGATCGGCCAGTTGCACAAGTTCGTCAGGCAACAGACCATCAAGTCGACCGTCAAGACCATCGTCGAATGCATGGAAGACGGACGGATCGACGATGCCGAAGTCGCCATGGAGAAGGGATTGCGCGCTGGCGTGTCGGTGTTCAATCCCGGCCTGAACCTGAGAGACCCAAAGCAGGCACTACGCTTCCTAGAGCAACCGGACAAGCCTTATCGGATGGGTGTGGAAGCACTGGATCGATTCGACATCGGTCCGGCACCCAAGACGCTGATGTTGATGCTGGGCGCCACGAACAAGGGCAAGTCGTGGGGTCTGATTCATGTGGGCAAGCACTGCATGATTCAACGCAAGTCGGTGGCACATCTGACGCTCGAGTTGTCCGAAGACAAGACGATGGGTCGCTACATGCAGAGCATCTTCTCCATCAGTCGCAAGCAAGGCTTAGTCAAGGTGCCGCGGTTCAACAAAGGGTTCGATGGCTCGATCCGGTCGGTCGAGTTCGATGAGTTGAACCCGCCGAGCACACAGGACGATGACATTCACGAATATCTAGAACGTCGCATCACTCGCCGTCTCAAGTACAACGTTCCGTTTGCTGTCAAGTCGTTCGCTGCCGGGTCGCTCACCATTGCAGGACTGAACGCGTGGCTGGATGGATTGGAGCGACACGAAGGCTGGACACCCGATGTAATCATCATCGACGTGGCCGAAAACATGGCGCTGGATGCCAAAGACCTTAGAGGGTCCATAGGGCGCTTGTTCGTGCAGTTGCGTGGTGTGGCGGACGAGCGCAACGCGGCGCTCGTCACGGGCTCGCAAGTTAACCGGGCAGGTATGGACAAGCAGACCATCACGTCGACCGACATGGCCGAAGACATCAGCAAGGCGTTTACTGCGGACGTGGTGCTGTCATACAACCAGACCGCAATCGAGCAGAAGATGGGGCTTGCACGGCTGCACGTGGCGAAGAATCGGGATGGTGAAGTCGGAATGACTGCACTGATTACGCAGAGCTACCCCATGGGCCAGTTTTGCATCGACTCCATGCTGATGTCGGATAGCTACCTGCCGTCGCTCAGACCGAAGCACGACGACGAAGACGACGACAGTGGGGCTCGTCGGCGATGAGCAAGATGCGAGAGACGCACAGAAAGCGACATGCAAAATGCTGATCGACCGATCTGCTGTAGTCGCTTTTCAAAGACGCAAGCTAGATGATTACAGGTGGCTCAAGTCACTTACTCGTGAGCAAATAGAGAGTGAGATTCGCACTCTGCGCGTGAAGCCGTATTTCAAGACTGAGCCGTGGCTGCATCAACTAGTTTGCTTTCTCGTTGCCCAATCAAGGCCAGACTTCATGTTCCTGCTGGACATGGGGAGCGGCAAGACGAAGATCATTCTGGACATCATCACGCAGCGGTACCTTGAAGGAAGGCTGGCGCACGCGCTGGTGACCGTACCACGCAAGATCAACGTGACCACGTGGGGTGACGATATCGAGCGGCACTCCGACCTGTCGGCAACGCTCGTGAATTGCACGAGCATCGAAGAGAAGTGGGACCGACTCGCCTACCCGGACGACACGCACCTGACCGTGATCGACATGCAGTCGCTGCACTGGTGTCTGAGCATGAAAGAGACGAAGAAAGGCAAATCCAGACTCGTGCCCGATGAGAAGAAAGTCAAGCACGCGCAACGGCTATACAACTTCGTGAACATGGATGAGATTCACGGACTGGCAAACGACGAGTCACTATGGTTCCGGCTGATGCGCCGCATGACTGCATATTGCCAATTCACCTATGGCACGACTGGCACCTTGTTCGGCAGTGACGAGGGCACGCAAGACCCCGCGATGATCTGGCCGCAATTCTTCCTGATCGACCGTGGTGAGACGTTCGGTGAGAACAAGGGCATGTTCCGAGCTTCGTTCTTTTCGGAGAAAGACAACAGGTGGGGAAGAGGCAAGGTCTACACCTATGACCGGGCGAACAATGCCAAGCTGAACAAGATGATCCAGCATCGCTCGCTTCGCTATGACGAAGACGAAGTGCTGGAGCTTCCGGCAAGGGTCTCACGAGTCGAGCGATACACCATGGGCGATGAGCAGTGGAAGCACTATCTGCTGGCACTGGACGGCTTGATCGAAGCTGACGGCAACATCCGTGAGACCGAAGGCGCGTGGCTCAAGATGCGGCGCATCATCAGTGGCTACCTGATGTGGCAGGACGACTACGGTGAGCACATCGTTCACTTCGACGACAACCCCAAGCTGGACGGACTCGAGTCGTTGATTGAGCGGGTTGGTGATCGCAGCAAGATCATCATTCCATATGACTACACAGAGACCGGCCGGATGATCTGTGAACGGGTCGCCAAGATGGGACTGGGCTATGAGTGGTTCTATGGTGGCACGAAGGATCAAGCTGCATCCCGCGAGCGATTCATGCGTGACCCGAAGTGCACGGTGATGGTGGCGAACTCGGCGACCGTGGCCGAAGGCACAGACGGATTGCAGAAGGTGTGTCGGTACATGTTCGTGTATGAGACACCGACCCCGCCGATCCGTCGCAAGCAACTGGTCAAACGAATCCATCGCGCCGGCATGACCGGACGAGCATTCATCTATGACCTAGTGATGCGTCGGTCACTGGATGCGGGCATCCTTGATGATCTGGCGCGTGGCGTCGACACGACCGAATCGGTGTTGTCGGGCAAACGCAAGCTGACTCGTGGCTTCCTGCTGTCGGACAATATTCCTGTTGACACGGATAGCAAGTCTTGATAAAGTTCAGACATCCAAAGGGCAGCGGCT